CATTGAATCTAGGTCGTGTTAATGGCTCAATATTAGCGGTTCCCCCGTATCGTATGTACAAGGCTCAGGCTATGGAGCTTAATGTTCTAGCGGATAGAATTGAAACAGTGACGGCGGCTATAAAAGCAGGTGGATTATATAACCAAGTAATGGGCGGTGAAGATGTAGACTCGTTACTAAACAATGAGGACGATACTTACACCGCTGTGCAGGTACCGCCAGATATAGACATTAACAAAATGATATACACTAGGGATATTGTTGGTTTGGCTAATGTGTTAACCGTGTTACGTTCACAGAAAGCCGAACTCATCGAAGAGATTAAGGATATAACTGGTATATCTGATATTGTTCGTGGCAACACAAAAGCATCGGAAACTGCAACGGCTCAAAAGCTTAAGAGTAACTTTGCAATAAGTCGTATACAAACCCAACAACAAGCTATGTCTGAGTTTATCAGGGAGATAGTAGAAATCACTGGTGAGTTGTTAGCAGAGAATTGGAGTGGTGAAGAGTTAGCGGAAATTGCTGGTATTACGGTTGTTAGTCAAAAGGAGTTTGATGAGAAGATTGCTAACTTAGCGGCTGGCTTAGATGTTAACGAGCAAGAGTTTAACAAGATAGTTAAGACAATGCGCGAAGAGCAAGAGCGTGCAATTAAAACAGAAGGCGGTGTAACTGATAAGGACTTAGAGAAAGTAGAAAAGCTATTACGTGACGATAGGATGCGTGGCTATGCAATAGATGTGGAAACAGAAACCACGGCTCAAGTTGATAGTGATAAACTAAAAGCCCAGCGTATAGAGTTTATGAATACTATGACAGCATTTTTAACTCAAAACACTCCACTAGTTCAAGCTGGTCTACTGCCTATGGAAGCATTCAAGGCTATGATTGGGTTTGTATCAAGACCGTTTAAAGTTGGTAGAGAGTTGGAGGAATCGTTTGATCTTATTGGTGAGAAAACAGACGAGCAGAAAGAAGCTGAGAAGCAACCAACTGCTGAAATGTTAGACGCACAACAAAACAAACGCAAGATTGACATTGATGAAAAAGATGCAGAAACCAAGCGTATGAAGGTTATAGGCGACCAGAAGATCGAAACTGCGAAACTTGACCAGAACTCAATGGAAAAAGAAAATGACCGTGAATCTGATTTTACCTTACAGCAACTAAAAGACCTAAGAAATGATGCTAAACAAGAGAGTGTTAACTAATGAAAGTTATAGAAATTTTAGATGGTATAGCGCATATAGAGAGTTATCACGGGATCGACGAACGCATTGTAACTTATAAGATAAGGTTAGAAGAAATTATAGCATACGAGTTAAAAGATAGAAGTTGTAGCGATAGATTCGTAGTGACTATAATATGCAGGCAAGGCGCAAAAATAGATATATTCGTAGGGGATGATATCCTTTGCAATAAGAAGAAAATCATCGGTTTTTTAGATTCGTTTTTAACGCAGAGGTAATAATGCTTAGAATGACACCAGAGGAAGAAAACAATCTATTCTTATCGAAATGTAAAAAGGAAAAGATTGAGCCAACAAAAGAATTGCTACAGCAGTTTCAACACATGGTTATGGCGCGGGAGCAGGTGATAGAGAGTGAGGCTTATAAAGCTTTTGAGAAAGAGCGAATCCGTAGGCAGCAAAGAACAGTAGACCAAACCATTGCAGAAGACGGGGCAATCATAAGCCCTATTGACGACAAGCAGTATGTTACAAAACGTTCATGGGAAGACCATAAAAAGGCTGAGAATGTAATTGAAGTGGGAAATGAAATTGCTAATAAACGCAAGAGAGAAAAAACACTTTCATAGTTCTATAATTTTATAGTTGCCAAAGTGTTAAAGTGTTGTTATAGTTATGTAAACCTTAAGAGGATTTAATATGTCGGAAGAGGAAGTTGTGGTTTTAGAACCCAACCCAACCAACGAAGACCTAAGTATAGACAATGCAATTGAAGCGCTTTATGTAAGCGAAGAAGTTACAGAGTCAGCACCAGAAGAAACGAAAGTTGAGGCTGATGTTTCCGAGTCTAAGGAAGTAGCAGAATCTACAGAATCAGAGGAAGGCGCAGACGAAAGTGAAGAAGGCGAGTTTTCTTTACCTGAGAATATGCCAAAGGAGTTACAGGAATCCCTAGCGTCTTTAGACGAAGAGGTGCAAAAGCGAAGTGTTGAAGTTTTCAAGAAGATGCAAGGCAGCTTTACGAAAAAGAATCAAGAGTTTGCGGAACAAAAGAAACTCGCAGAGAATATAAATACGGCTTTCGAGAATAGCGGTTTAAATGTCGGTGGTGCTAGCAACCAAGAAAGGGTTGTTGGAAACTACATAGCATTTGAAAAGCTAATTGCAAGTGACCCTACAACGGCTGTAAAGAAGTTGATGGAACATGCAAAGGTAAAGTTAGAAGACCTAGGTTCGACTCCTACTAAGAGTAGTGATGATGAGTACCTAACTGATGAAGAAGTTAACAATCGTAAAAACAACGAAACGTTACAACAAAGAATAGACCAGTTAGAGCAAAACGCTGCATATAGTAAGAGTCAGGCGCAACAATCCGTTGTCGATGGATTCCGAAATAAAACGAACGAAGCAGGAGACTTAGTTAATCCGCATTTTGATGTCGTAAAGGATGATATGATGGATTTGGCTGATGTCAATAAAACCCTGACAATATCCCAATTGTACAGTAAAGCTGTTAGAAATAACGATGATTTGTATAAGCAGGATATGGAAGCAGAGATTGAGAGGCGCGTAGGTGCTAAAGAATCAAAGCGGAAAGCCGAGGTAGAGAATGCCAAGAAGATGAACGGACAAAGTTTAAAGGTTGGCGCGGTAAATACCAATGTTGTCGAAGGTTATGCGATGTTTGAGCAGTTAGCAAGAGCAGCAGGCTGGAATTAGATTTGTTGGCGTTACCTTAAAAAAGGAAATTAAAATGGCTAATCCGAACATTTCACAATTACTTTCCACTACTATGGAAAACCAAAAGGCTGTTGTTATAGACAACATAGCTGAAAATAACATAATCTTGTTAAAACTTAAAGAGCGTGGACGCATTCTTAGACAATCTGGTGGCACTACTTTCCGCGAGACTCTTTCTTATGCTGAGAACGCTACTATACAATCTCAAGGACAGTATGATACTTATGATACTACTCCTCAAGATGTTATCACTTCTGCGGACTTTGACCAAAAAATCATAACTGGTACTATTACCATGACTGATTTAGAGGCTAATCAAAACCGTGGTAAAGAGCAAATCATCCCATTGATGAAAGCTAAGATGGAAGTTCTAAAAACTTCTTTTGATAACTTCTTTGGCGACCAAATGCTAAGTGATGGAACTGGAAACGGTGGTCTTGACCTTGGAGGTCTAGCGTTGCTAGTGGCTGATGATCCTACGACTGGTACAGTTGGCGGCATTAACCGTGCGACTTCTGGTAACGAGTTCTGGAGAAACCAACTTTATGATTTCTCAGTAGAATCTGTAACTCCAAGCGCTACGACTATACAATCTTCTATGAATGTATTGTACAGACGTTGCCAAACTCAAGGTGGTCAATTAACTGACTTGATAACTGCTGGTGATACTTACTTTGGTTTCTTTGAGGATTCTTTGCAAGCTAACCAACGCTTTAACAATGGTGAGTTGGGTAAACTTGGTTTTGATGCTTACAAGTATAAAGCTGCTGATGTGGTTTATGATACTAAGCTAACAGATGCTAAGATGTATTTCCTTAACACTAAATTCCTATCATACAAGTATATCGGTGATAGCATGATGAGTGTGGGTGAGCCTACGCGCCCACATAACCAAGGTGTTACAGTAGCTCCAATGACTAGCATGGGTAACTTAACAATTACAAATGCACGTGTTCATGGTGTTATGATTGCATAGTACAAAGCCCCTCTTACGGGAGGGGTTAACTCAAATAAAAGGAAAAGAAAAATGTCTAATTTTAAAATAATTGCTAACCACGTTGTACCTCAGGATATAGATGAGACTTCAACAACTGCGCTTGTACCTTTGGGAACAAGAGTTAAGGCTGTAGATAAAGCTGACACTGCATATGGTGAAGGTGAGTTTATCTATCTGCTGGGTGTTGCCTCAACTGTTGTAGGTTCATTCGTAACAATCTCGGCTGATAACTTCTCAACGGCTCTACTAGCTGCAAATGCTATTGGTGATGTTGGTACTTCTATGTCGATTAACGTAGCTAGCCAATATGGCTGGTATCAAATAGCTGGCAAGGCTGTTGGTAAAGCTCTAGCTTCATTCGCTGACAATGCAAACGTTTATGGAACTGCTACGGCTGGCTCTATTGATGACGCAATCGTTGCTGGTGACCGTGTGCAAAGAGCGAAAGGTGCTTCGGCTGTT